TTAAGAGAAAACAAAAATACTCTTATTGCTCAAAAGAAAATGATTACTAAAGAGGCCGATGCAACGTTTCACTATGTAGGCATTGAAAATGATAAAGGTGAAGTAGTAAAAGCCGAAGCGATGCCTATAACGGATGCAAACACGCTAAAAGCTAAGTTAGTTATTAATACTACTAATTTATTAGATTCACATAACGACGTTCATTTAAAAGGTATTTGGAATAAATCAGTAAAAGAGCAAAAAAACATCTTATTACTTCAAGAGCATAGAATGACTTTTGACCACATTATTACAGATAATGTAAAAGCAACGGTTAAAGATATGCAATGGAGTGAATTAGGTTATAATTTCAAAGGCACTACCGAAGCGTTAACCTTTGATGCTACAATGAGTAAAGAGCGTAACGAATATATGGTTGAGCAGTACGCTAAGGGATATGTAAAAGAACACAGTGTAGGTATGCGTTACGTTAAGTTAGAATTAGCAATTAATTCAGAGTCAAAATGGGACGTAGAAGAAAAAGCAGTTTGGGATAAATACTATCCTGAAATAGTAAACAAAGAACAAGCAGATGAAAGAGGTTATTTTTGGGCGGTTACAGAGGCTAAAATCGTAGAGGGTTCAGCAGTTGTAAAAGGTTCAAATTATGCCACTCCAACAATATCAGTTGAAGCCGTGAAAGACACTCCAACAGAAACAACCGAGCCGTTGAAAGACACTCAAAAAGAAACAAAGAAAATTATTAACATAAACTTATTTTAACAATGTTTATTTACAAAACACAAGAAGAATTAAGTAAGATGACACCGCAAGAGGTTGACACTTACGCAACAGCTATGAAAGCACACGAAGCAGATTTAAGAAAAAAAGAACTTGAAGAAGCTACAAAAGGACTTGTATCTAATGATACATTAACCGCTGAATTGGGAAAAGCTACAAAAGCTATTTCAGATTTAGAAGAATTGATTAATCAATTAAAAGAAGCACAAATGAACGGTAACGTAGAAAACAAAAAAGGGTATTTTGTTGAGTTCGTAGAGAAAAATTTAGAATCTAAACCTGATTCAACACCAAGTTATTCAGCTAAAACACAAATTAAAGCACATGATTTGCTTGTAACTAAAGACCCAGCTTTAATGACAACTGCTAACGTTTTACCAAACGTTTCAAACGGTTTTAATCAGTTGTTTGGTAACTTTATCGATTCAACTATCTATGCTACTCCAAAACCTGACACGTTTATTTTACCTTTGGTAGATGTTCAAACACAAGCGGGTACAGAGTCTATTTGGTATGTTGACCGTATCAATGAGGAGGGCGACGCTGAATTTATAGGTGAGGGTGATGCTAAACCTTTGGCAGATGCAGAATGGCAAGAAAGAAAAGCACCGATTAAAGAGGTTGCTGTATTTTGGAAAATGTCAAAAAGATTAGCACAAAACGCACCGAGTGTAGTGTCTGATTTTAGAATCCACGCAAATCAATTAGTTGAGCAAAAACTTGACGATGAAGTTTTAGCGGGTGATAATATCGGTGATAACTTAGCGGGTGTTGCTGAATTAGCTAGTGCTTTTGTTGTGCCTACTCAATTAGCTGGTTACTACCAAGATGCTAATATCTATGACGTTATTATGGCAATGGCTACTAAAGTTCGTTTAGGAAACTATAAAGGACAAATTACAGCCGTTTTAAATACCGTTTGGAAAGCTAAAATGCAAGGTATTAAAAATGTAGATGGCGATTATATTGTACCACCTTTTGTAACGCAAGACGGTAACAATGTCGGCGAAGTTAGAGTAGTATTCACTAATAAAATGGATGATGAAGCTATTTTAGTAGGTGACTTGAAAAACTTTAAAGTTGTAATTTCTCAAAACATTGAGTATTACGAGGGATATGAAAATGACGATTTCCGTAAAAACTTAATGTCTAAGAAATTGGAAGCGTTTTTAGGAACTTATCTCCCAAGTTCTTTAACTAACTCTATCATTTATGATGATATTGCGACTGTATTAACTGCTATTGAACAAGCAGAACCTAGTGTATAATCTTTAAACAACAATAACAATGGCAACTAAAACAGAAAAATTCGATGCTAAAGTAATGCTTGACAAAGCAAACGAAAAAAAATTAAAAATTCGTTATACTGATAGAGTGACTTTAGAAATTGTAAAAGAAACCAAACATTACAAATTAGGAAAAGTTATCACACCTCACAAACTTGTCGCTGATGAGCTTGTAAGTTTAGGGATAGCCAAAGTTGTAAAATCTTAAACCCATTTTAAATGTATTTAATAGACGCATCTTATTTCAATAGAGAAACAACAATACCAAATGTAAACGAATTACAAGGTAATGCCTCAACAGAATTAACGCTTTTCATTGATGATAAGGTGCGTTTGTTATTACAGAATGTTTTAGGTTTTGATTTATTTACTGATTTAGACAGTGATATCACAAGTGGTGTTTTAAAAACAGATGCAGAACAAAAATGGAAAAACCTTGTTAACGGAGTGACCTACACTAAAAGCGGCAAACAATACCGTTGGAAAGGGTTGCTTTATACAGAGGGTACTTTTAAAAGTTCGTTATTAGCTGATTACGTTTATTACTTTTGGTTAGAAAATGAAGTTTCTAATATGACGGGAGTAGGTGAGGTAGTGCAAGTTAGTAAAAATGCGGTGTCTGTCAATTCAACACAACGATTAATTAAAACGTGGAATCGATTTGTGAACGCTGTTAACGGTGGAGATAGTTCCGTAATTAGAAATGGTGTAATGTATTGGCACGGTGGTGTACCGATATACGATTACTCAAACGCTGAAAAGTCAATGTATGTAGATTTATTTACATTCTTAAAAGACAATCAGACTGATTACCCTGACGCTCCGTTCACTTGTTTTGAATATAAAAATCAGTTTGGATTATGATAATTGCAACCGCTTTAGCAACAGTCTTTCAAGGTTTAACAATTCCTTACAACGGTTCGGAACGTACCGTACAGTACGGATATGGAGACCAAAAAGAACTATTGAAGTGGGTTAAATCAATGGGTAATTCTCAAAAATATCCTTTAATTTGGTATGTATTAAATGACTTTACCGAGTTAAACGGAAAATATGAAACGGAGGCACGTTTGGTTATAATGCAAAACACCGAGTCTGAATGGTTTAACAAAACAAGACAAAGCGAAAGTTATACAAAGATTATCGACCCGCTTACAAAATTAGTAAAAAAAAGATTAACCGAGAATTTGCACGTTGAAATTATGTCACGTGAATTAAAAGATAGGTTTAAAGAAAAAGACGAACCGAATTACGGAGTAGATACAAACAATGAAAACTTAACATCGTCAGATTTCAAAAGTAAAAAGACTTACGCAGACGTTGGAATAGTTACCGATATTGTAGATGCAAGGTTACTAAGGTTCGGTTTAAGAATTAACGCAGAATGTTTAATTAATTAATAAAAAATAACAATGATAAATTTAAATTCATACGGTAACTGTACCACCGATTTAAAAGGTACGGGGAGCAGAAGTTGCGATATTCAAACCTTTGGCGATGTCTTAGGTATTGGATTACTAACTAAAGGATTTACATGGGATGTGTTAACCGACACATTGAACGAGGCTAGTTGGAAAGACAGAATCAAAGCGTTTGGTTTATTTCCTTTTTTAGGGATTTACAACTTTGAGCAAACAACACCCGATAACGAGGTTAATACTTCAAGTACGGGAGTTTTGTCTAAAGTAAGAAACGGGAAACCACAATTTACTTTCTCTTTTGATAAAGGCGGTTGTTTCCATAAAGCACTTTACGACAAAGCGGGTAAATCTAAATGGGATTTAGCGATGTTCTTTGATAAAGGTCTTTTAGTTGCTACTAATCAAGCGGGAACAAAAGTAAAAGGCTTTAACATGGGATTGTTTGATGTTGAAACATTCAAACTTGTACAAGGTACAGACCCGCAGATGTCAATGGCTAAAGTTCAGTTATTAGATGCAGAGGAATTTAATTTAAGATTCCAATTTATTACATGGGAGGAATTAGGATTTAATGCTTTAGAAGTTGAGGGCGTTGTAGATACGTTAATCACAGTTGACGAGGTTGTCGATGGGGCTACTTCTATTGTATTCCAAGTTGCTTCCGCTTGTAATAACGACGATTTAATTACGTCTTTAGATGCAATCACAAATTATAGTGTAACCGTTGGAGGTGTAAACAACCCAGTTACAGTAGTAAGTTATTCAAATGCAACGGGTAAATATACCGCAACAGTTTCAGCTTTAGCAGAAGATGATGCAGTTATTATCAAATTGCGTGATGGTTCGGATGATGTAGCGGAGGATTCTTTAGGTAATTTATTTAAAGGACAAGCCACATTCACAGTTGTAGAAGCTCCGTCTGTTTAGTTTTTTTTCATAATTATTTATTTGGTTTTAGCCTCTCTCTTTTGGGAGGGGCTTTTTTTTAAAAGATGAGTTACATAGAAGATTATAGTACACAATTAAATAGGGAGGTATCAAACATTCCTAATTTTGTTGCGGATATGATTATTCTAAATTCAGGAAACATAGTAAATGAAGTAAAAAGGCGTTGGATATTAGGTAAGTCAGTAGATGGCGGTATAATTGGGGAATACAGAAGCGACGAATACAGACAGTTTAAAATATCAATCAATCCACAAGCGAAAGGTTTTGTAGATTTACATTATACGGGTTCGTTAGCTGATTTATTAACAGTTAGAAAATCGGGTAATTTATTTGAAATTTATTCAACAGATTCAAAGTTTCAAAGCATAGGTAAAAAATACGGTTTTGAGGAATTTGGGTTAAGTAGTGAAGAACAAGAGCAGTTGTTTTCAGAGATTTACGAAATAGTAGTTGAATCAATAATAAGTAATTTATGGCAGTAGGTTGTTTTAGTTGCGGTGTTTCTTTTAACGGTTCTACAAATGAACTTTTAAGACGATATAAGCAAGAGTATGAACAAAAAGGTACGGAACGTTATTTTTATAAATTAAGTACAAATAGCGATGTTTTAATAACACGAAAAGAAAGTTTTAAAGCTATATTTGAAAGAGATATAAAACCAAATTTTATAAACGGTGCAGAATACAACCACATCAAAGAATATGGAAATACTAAATAGTTTAGACAAATTAAAAATTATTCTATTTTGGGAAATACTCAAAGAGCATAATTATTATTTACTAGATGTTAACTACTCAAAGGATAAAAAATATAACGATGCAGAAAGTGAAAAGATAGTTAATATTTGGTATCAACTTTATGACGATTACTATAAATTAAAAAACGACCAAAAGGCTAAATTGTTTCTTTCAAAGGCTATCAATGAAATGAAATTGAGAGTGAAGATTGATAACATAGTAAGTACGGCAAACTTTTTAATTGATTTAGAAAATCACTATAAAGAGATTTTGGAAGATGAGCAGTTTTATGAATACGAAGTACAATTATATGGGCTTATAAAAGAATTAGAACCAAAGATAAAGTTTAGATATTTTGATGGAATACCAGCAAATATTAAAACGATTCAATCAGTAATTAATGCCTTAACAACTCAATTAACTTTAATGCAAAAGAAAAGCGAAAAGGTAATTGAAGAAGAAGTACAAAACGTTTATAAAGTAGTTGCTAGAGTGGAGCAAATTTTAGAGCGTTCAATACCAAACATAAACGAAATAAGTGTAATGCAATGGTTAGCTTATGAAGAAATTGCAAATGAAAAAATAAAAAGCATAAAAAATGGCAAACAAAGGTAATTTTATAGAAGCAGAGGGACTCGTTAAAAGATTAAACGATGCCTTTACAGACCACGTTAAAGTTGTACAAATGTCGGTACAAACCGTTAAAAGTTTGAACGATGAGTATAAAAAATTGCCTAGTGATTACGCTAACGGATTAAAACAAGTTGCACAAGCACAAGAAAAATCTGTACAAGCGACAAATAAATTGATACAATCTAAGAAACAAGCAAACCAACAAACAGCACAAGAGGTCGTTAATAACGGAATACTTAACCAAAATGCAAAGCGTCAAGTTTTAGTTAATAGTCAATTAGCGGGGGCATATCGTAATCTTTCGGCACAAGTATCGATAGCTTCGGAGCGTTACCAAAATCTTATAGTAAGGGGAAAAACAGCAGAACAAACGCAAAGACAATACAACCGTGAATTAAGACAAGCACGCAACGAATTTAGAACACTTCAAACACGGGTGTTACAAGCGGATAAAGCAGTAGATAAATGGAATAGAACGGGACAAAGAAGCGTTCGTTTTGGTCGTGAATTATTGGCTGTTTTAGGAGTTGGTGGTTTACTTACTGTAATGGCTGGGATTGTTAAATCAGTTTTTGAATTAACAAAAGAGTTTGATGGATTAAATCGTGCTTTAAAATTAGTTGCAACATCAACAGAAATATTCACACAATCACAAGCATTTTTAAGAAAAACAGCAGAGGATTTTGGTGTTGATTTAAGTCAATTAACTAAACAATATACTCAATTTTATGTATCAGCTAAGGATAAAATTAGTAGTACTGAAATTCAAGCTATATTTAGAAGTATATCTAAAGGAGCATCTGCAATGGGATTAAGTGTTGAACAACAACAAAGAGCTTTTTTAGCACTTAACCAAATGATGTCTAAAGGTGCAATACAAGCGGAGGAGTTACGAGGTCAATTAGGCGAGGCTTTGCCGGGTGCTTTTGGTATTATGGCTAAAGCAGTTGGAGTTACAGAAATTGAATTAGGAAAAATGATGAAAGCGGGTGAATTATTAGCATCAGATGTTTTACCTAAATTTGCTAAACAACTCGAAAAAACATACGGAATTGAAACTTTAGATAGGATTGAAAGTTTAACCGCATCACAACAAAGATTAACAATAGCATGGGAGGCTTATGTAGCTTCTTTACAAGCGGGTGAGGGTACTACTTCAAGGATATTCAAATATATTACTGATTCTTTTGCTAATTTACTAAGAATGAGTGAAAGAATTGATAAAATAGGTCTTTTTCGTTCATTAAAAGGAGGTTTACCACAATCTGAAATAGTTGAAAAAGGTGTTAATGCAATAGATGAGGGATTTTTAAAAACAGAAAAAACCTCAATTAATTATTATAAAGGTGAAATAGAAAGAGTTAAAGAAGTTGTTTCTTATTATAAAAAATTAGCCAATGAATTAAAAGGTGCCAGTAATTTACGTTCTCAGGAAATAATGGATAAAGCGGGAATTTCAGGGGCTAATACAACCGCAGAAAATCAGAAAATTATAAATGAATATTTAAATGCAAATATTAAAATTCAAAATATTGTAACAGCTAAATTAAACGAGGAGCAATTAATTAGAAATAAATTAATAGGACAACACATTGCACTAAATAAAGAAAAACAAAAAGGAGTTAGTCAAGATGTATTGTTTGACGTTGCAAAAAGCAAAACAAATGAGCAATTAAAAAAAGAAATAGCGTTAATGTCTAATAAAACAGATGCTACTAAAGATAATACAAAAGCAAAAAAAGAAAATAATGCAGAATTAACAAAAGTTGCTGAATTAGTTGTCGGTTCTGTAAATTGGTTACAAAAAGAAATATCAGTTTTAAGAGAGCAACAATCCGCTTTATCTACAACAAGTGAAGAATACCAAAAATATGAAACTGAAATAAAAACATTAACGGGTAGTTTAGATATTTTAATAGGTAAACAAAAAGAGGTTAACAAAGTTTTAGAGGATGCGGGTGTGACTATTTCCGATTCTGATTTAATAGGTGAGGGTTTAGATAATTGGTATAAAGATGAATTAGATAAATTCAAACAAAATACAGCGGGTGCTTTAGATGACACAGAAACGGATTGGTTAGCATATTCTCAACAAGTTTTATCATACGCTACTGAATTGACAAATCAAATAATGGAATTGGATAACATAAGATACCAAAACCAATTAACGCAATTAGAGAAACAGAAAGCTACTGATTTAAAATTTGCTGGTGATAATGCGGAGGCAAAGTTAGAAATTGAAAGACAATACGAAGAAAAACGGGCACAAATACAACGGAAACAAGCACAATCACAAAAAAAACAAGCTATATTCAATGCAATTATAAACACGGCACAAGGTATAATGTCAACTATTGGAAATGTAGGTTTTCCTACTGCTATTCCGTTAATAGCTTTAATTGGTGCTATTGGTGCAATGCAAATAGCCACAATTTCAGCTCAACAAATACCTGAATTTTACAAAGGTACAGACAACGCACCAGAGGGTTACGCATGGACACAAGAACGTGGTGCGGAAATTATAGCTGATAAAAGCGGTAAAATTAAATCTTTGGGTACTAACAAAGGGGCACAATTAACACATCTAAACAAAGGCGATAAAGTATTTACAGCGAATGAAAGCCGTGAAATAATGTTTAACAACGATTTGAACAACATTTTACTTAACAACGGAATTTCAGGAAGTAATACAGTTGTAAATAATTCAGTTGATTTGAGTCCTTTAAATGATAGAATAGACAATTTGGCTAGTATTATCAAAAATAAATCTTCAATAACAATAGTAAATGATAGGAGAGGAAAACGTATCTTTGAAGAAAAACAAAAAAGTAGAAAAGAATTAGTAAGTAACACTATAAGAGCGAACGGACAAGATGTTTAAATTTAAGTTAGAATTTCCAACTATTGAGCAAGTAGGTACAATTTATGTAGCTGAACCTTTTGGTTTTGATTCATCAACGCATTCTGTTAATCAAGACGAAAAACGATTCGGTAGGGATGTTATTTTAGGTAATGAAGATATTGAATTGGAATTTACTCGTGAAGAATTTGAACGATTAGATGCGGAACAAACTTTGATTAACGGTAAAAAAACTAATTATGCCACGCATGGATTTGATTATCTAATTGACTTAAAAAATACTTACGGATGGGAAGCAAAAGCAAAGTTTATAATTGAAAAGGATAACGTCGATTTTTTAACGGGTTACATTGATTTTTACACCGCAATAGTTTCTTATGATTCTATAAAGTTTAAAATTATTCAGCGTAATTTATTTGAGAAAATAAAACGCAATGAAAAGGTAGTTGTAGATGCTTTTAGTGATAAGGCTTTAGATGGCACAGAAATAACACCATGTGAAACAGTAGATATATTGTTGAAAGCTAAACCGATTATTCAAAATAGTAAATGGCTAGAAAAAACGATTGAGAATAAACAAGATATAAATGCTAGTTTTCAATCTATTTCGATTTGTCCTTTAGGCGATGCTTTATCTATTAGTAATATACAAGATAGTTATGTACCATTTTTTCAGTATCAACACCTATTCTCATATACAAGTGGAACTTTAGCACAAGCTGTTAGCGATACGAAAATACTAACCGCAAGGAATACGCTAAGTTTTGTTAAGATAGTAGCTAAAAACGTTTCTTTTAGCGGGAGTTTAGGCAGTAGTTTAGCGGGTAGATTTTGCCGAGTTGTAGCACGTCGATTTATAGCGGGTGAAACAACCTCAATATCAAATGTCACTTATGATATTCCAATAACAAGCGGAACTTTTACCGTTACAAATCAAGACTATGAATTTAATTTTCCTTTAATAAATATAGGGGAAAGCATACAAGTTGTTTTGGAATTTGGTTTTTCATCAAGTTTATTACAGTCTTATAATATGCAGTTATTTAGTTATAGTTCCGATAGTTTAGAAATATCTTTAACATCCACTTCAATCGATTCTGTTATTAAAGGCGTTCGATTAATTGATTTGCTTAAACATAATATTCAATCAGTTGGTAATGTAGATTTTATTTCACCTATGTATGATGTAGGAGGGACACACTATAATAATTTTGTATTTAATGGATATATGTTAGGGCGGGTTGATGATAAGCCGTTTAACAATACCTTTGAGGGTTTAATGAATATTCCTAGTGAGTTATGTGCAGACTATCAAATTAACCCTAACAATGTAGAAATATTACCTTATGATGATTTTTATAAAAATGTAGAAATAGCTTCATTTAAACAAAATCCTGATATTGAAACTACAACCGAGTATAATAAACGATACTTTGTTAAAACAGTTGACTATTCATATAAAACAAGTTCAAAAGGGCGTGAAACAAATACGCAAAACACGATAGATGATGTACACGGGCAAACGCAATGGTTATATCCAAGTGAAAGAGCAGAAAACAATTTAAAAATAGAATTAGACCATATAAGAAGTGCTTTTATAATTGAGGAACAAAGACGACAAGCCGTTGATGTAAACCAAACAAACTCACTGCAAAACGATACTAATTTATTCATAATTAAATGCGTTCAAATACCTCCCGCAACTACTAAAACGATTAATGCCGTTTTAATTCAGCAATGGAATGAGCCGTATTTAAGTATTCTATCAACTAACTTTAATTGGACTACTTTAGGAATGACAGTAGGACAGATTATAACCGTTACCAATGCTGGTGTTGATTATAGTTATTCGGTTATTGAATTGACACCAAACATTATTAAATTACAAGGCGGTGGAGCGGGTAATCAAATAAGCGGTGAATTTTCAATGTCTATTACTTATATTTTAACGGGTGTTCAATACATGAACCAAACAAACGAGGGTTTTCAAACTATTGAGGGTATTGAGGGTTCGGATAACTATTCAAATCTTTTGTATTCAATAGGGCGTAATTTAAAAACGTGGTATAAGTATTTAGCAACGTGCGGAATATATTTAAAAGGTAAATTAATCACAAACACGCAATTCGATAATAACGGTAATTTATTTACTAAATTGTTTTCGGAAACGGTAGGAACGCAAGACAACGCACCGATAGTTATTGATGATATTGGTGAAAGTAAAATACTTACACCGATAATTCATAACTTAACTGTTTTATGTGATTTTAACGAGGCTACTCAATTATTTGAGGATATTCAAAGTTTAAAAGGCTTTATAAGATGTGAAACTTTAGACAATAAAGTTATCAAAGGTTATCCTAAAAAAGCCGAGTATTTGTGGAAAGATGGCGAACTTGATTTAGTTTTAGAAGAAAAATTTGAGATGAGCGAAATAACAATAGTTAGGGATGGAAATAGTATATTTGTAAATGAAACGGGATATTCTGAAAAAATCGGTTTATTTTGGTTTAGAATTAACGGAATTTATGTAAGTTTGTACGATGAGAAAAATATTCTACTAGCAAATACTGAAAGATGGGATAATGTTTCAATAAATGGGGTTAAATATACAGATGTAGTTGAGTTTTCAGATGCTTTAACAATAGCAATAAATTAACGTTGTGAAACGTAGATACCTATGAATGACTTTTCTTTTTTACGGTTAGAAACAACTTTGTCGAAAGCACTCGACACAAATCCGTCACGGAGTGCGTCAATACCACGTTTCGACCAAATACAACTATTGCCGACAGATATTTATTTACAAGTTAGCAACACAAAAGAGGGAATTGCTTTTGATGAGAACTATTCTGTTTATTTTGTTGACCTTTGCGGAACTGTTTTAAATGATGTTACTTCTTACATTGCTATTAAAGATGTATTAATAAACGGAGTTAATCAAATTGAGTTTGAAATTGCTCCGATTCCTTTAGACTACTATAAAAAAGAAATATTACTAAAATTTGTACATACTATTTCATTAAAGGAATGGTTTACAAATCCTTTTGTGTATACGGCTTATAATGGTTATCAAACAACACGTTTTCAATATTTAACAAGTGATAGTGAACTTTATCAAAGTATCAATTTAAACTGTTATTATAGAAAACCAAATCAGGAAAGCGCCTCAAAGGAATACATTAAAATCGACGGACAAAAAGTAAACTCTAAGGTTATTATAACCCAATTAGAGAATTATTACTTTGATTACTGCAACGGGTTTACTTATCGTCGATTATCTAAACTTTTATCCGAACCGATAGTTTACATAAACGGTAATCGTAAAACAAACCGATTCACGATTGAAAGCGGGGATATTATAATGGATACTGATTGTTTTGATTTAGAGTTTGATATTGCAGTAAATTACGATGAAACTTTAAACGTGGGATTCCAAATATTTCCAACTTTTCAAGCGATTGAGTTTATTCCGTTTGGTGATTATACGCCACAAATACCAATAGTGGTAAATAAAACATTTAACAACAAATTTTCCGATATTTTCGGAGCTTAAA